AAGTAATTAAAGACGACATAGTTATTAATCTGTGTATCTGTGCCTGTAGGATAGAACCACCATATTTCGTTATATTCTTCGTTTGTTCCTGAGATAACTTGAAACTCTTGCACATAATTTATATTATGGTAGACAAAAGTTCTAAGGGTACTTGGTAGCGCTCTAACTTGACCATCAAAAACATAAAACTTATCTCGACCCATCCAAAACACAATATTATTTGCAACAGAAACCGCATTAGGTGACATAAGTGATATGTGGCTAGCGAGTAGAGTAAAACTAAAAACGTATGGAAGACCTACGTACTGCATTGCATAAACAGCAGTGTTAGTAAATATTAATATTTCTTGCCTTGTTTTTATAGCGCTTATAATTTGACTACCTTGCTCTAACCTAAAATCCCCTGCGCTATTTGTAGAAAGTGGTCTCCAGTCTTGATAATCTTCTGAACTTGACCATCGAACAAGCAGTGGGTCGAAAGCGCCTGTACCATTTTGATTATTAGCGCCAAAACAAATAACGTGTCTCGCTTGTTGAGAGACCATACTATAGGTGACTTGTGTTGGAATATAAGCAGTATTTGCAGTTCCCGCTGCAGTAGCAATATCAAATATAGAACGCATGCGATACGTTATCTCACTACTACTTGTGTATGGCGCTCCTGTTTTCATAACATTTGTTCCGCTTTTATCAAGATAGTAGATATCTCCTTGGTATAAATTAGTTATAACATCCTCACCATAATTATCATGCACCCAAAGACGTAGTTGCTCTGCTAAATCTGAAAAACCTGTTTGTCCCCAAGAACCCGCACTCCATGTACCAGAACTCCAACCTGAAGTATATGAGAAAACTTCTTGACCTGGGTTAATTTGATACTCTCCAACAATAGTGCTACCACCACCTGACCCTGCGCTAGTAGCTGCTGTATCTACCGTAATAGTATAAGAGTTTGCATCGACATAGGTCAGTCTATGTTCTTTATTTAATTCAGCAGCGGGTACACCATTGACATCAGAAGAATTGATAAATGTTACATACGAACCATCATCAGCGCCATGTCCAGTGTGAGATACTGTTACTGTGGTAGAACTTAGTGTAGTTGTAAAAGGATCAACAGCAGGGTTACCAGAACCACCATCAAAAGTTTTAGCTAATCGAATCGGTGTTCTATCAGTATATGTCTGACCTTCTAGAACATAGTATTTAATGTTTGTTCCTACACCAACAAGGTTATCACCATCCAAAGCAATCCAGTTTATAAGCGTTCTTGGAGTACCAATAACTTGTGTATTAGACACTCTAGTCCAACCACCTATTTGTTCTGGGAAACCTTTTTTAAAACGTATCTTATCACTTTTATTCCAACCCATTTCATTACTATAATTGGTAATTTCTTTATTGATACCTGGCTTAAATTGTAGTTTTTGTAGTGGCATTATGCTAACTTAAATTGTTTGACACCTTGTCTATTTATAACAAGTGCATTCCCCCTTAATGGCTTGTCACCCTCTGGTACACTAATATGCACCCACGAATCAAACTCCAATATACATTGGTCATAGCCAAATCCGTTACGTACAATGTGTTCCATTAATTCTTTTGCTGTCATACCTGGCGATCTAATATCCGCCGCACATCCTCTACGGTGTTGACTGGAGTCTTTTGAACCCACTGCATCATTGAGCTGTTTTGAGCGATACCCAGAATTTATCATAATAGGTTTGCCAAGATAGTCTCTTATTTTTTGCAGTAGTGTTGCAAGTCTCGATAAATTTAAATCAACTATTTCGTCATTAGGAGAGTTATCCCAACCACGTCTTGCTGCCATATCAGAATGGATAAGTTCCTCATAGGAAAAATTTAAGGTAAGTTTTCTCATTTTTTATCTGTCTTTATAAATTCATTTTTTTGTTTTGAACCAGAGCTACTACCAAAATAGTATGCAATTACAGTGCTAGCAGTGCCTCCAAGCCAGCCTAGAGCTACGTTTAATAATCCGATGTCTGCATTAGGTGTGGGTAAAAAGGTAACAGCACCAATATATCCAAAGAAAGCTAGCATTGTAAGGATAGCTAAAACTGTTGGTGTGTGATCGCCTAGTGCTATTTGTCTTTTTCTTGCGCTATCTCTATCGTCTGCTGATATCTTAGCTAAATCTATATCTAGCTGTTTCATTTGTACTTTAAAATCTGCATCAGCTTTCTTTAATGCTACGAGTTGTTCTGGTGTTGCTTTTTCTACTGCTTCAAATATTTCTTCATTACTGGCTTCTTCTTTACCGAGCAGAGCTTTTGCAACCACCCTACCTGCCATACCACCAATGGGGCCACCAAGTGCAGTGCCTATATTAGGAGCAACAACAGAAAGAATTGATTTAGCTTTTTTTAATATATCCATACTTATCCCATTGCTATAACTGCTTTAGTTAATTTATATATAATCCAAATAGTAACACCTATTAAGGCGCCTAACAAGCCACCCCACATCGTCCATTCGATAACTTTTTGCTTTTTATAAGCCGCTAATTCTTTAGCTTTTTCTGCTTCTCTTTTTAGACGTATGCGCTCCCTCAAAATCTCTTCATATAAGTCCGAGTTCCCGCTCCAAATTAGCTGTTCTTTGAGGTCTTTCTCAGCTTGCCTTAGCTTTCGAGCATTCATGACATTGCGCATTGCTTGAGAGTTTATGTTTTTATTTTTATTCTTATCTTTCTCTTCTTGTGCAGCTTTTTGCACATTATCACGATGCTCAAAAAAATCTTGGAGTTTGTCTCCTATATCAGAAACATCTTGCCCAAACTTAATTGCTTGCTTGATTCCTTTAACAGCAGCGTTGGCTGCAGCAAATGCTGAAATAGGGTCTATCATTATTTTACTCCATTAAATGGCCATGCTTTAGTCGTATCCTCCTCGTCTAAATTAATCTTACGTCTACTTATAATCATTCCTTTTGGTATCTGCAATCTTGCATTGGTATGTTCTGAATCATTGTCATACGTACTTGCAATAACTATATGTTTTCTTGTCTCTGCTATTACAAACCCTAGTGTAAAACATGTGGATTGCTTTATATCCTCTTTTTTTAATTCTTCCCACGATGCATCCGCCATCGCATCATCCCATTCTATAAGATATACAGGATACTTATATTTCATCTATTTTTCCATAGTTTTTTCATATTAAAATATCCATTCCTTGCGCTTATAGTCTTGCTTTCATAATCCATATGTAACTGATTCCATTCTACTGTAGGTATGTAGTGACATCTAAATTCTACCTTTCGTTCTGTTAGTGGTATTAAATAAGCTATTATATCACCTGCGCTAATTTGAAATTGAGTCTCCCTACCGTCAACGTTTCTAGGAAACATGATATTAATATTAGATGAAGCCTGATGTTTAAAATTTACTATCCCCATAGGTATATTAAAATCATATAAGTGGTGATTCACGTAATTCCACTCAGCTCCTACCATCAAAAAATCTACATCTTGCTCACTAAAACATAACCAAGGACTATTTAATTTAACATGCCTATGATTATCTGATAATGGCGTAGCCATATTATATTCAACATCTTCGTGAGGTTCTAAGTGTGGCTCAACTGTCGTATATGTATCAGGATACTTAACTCCCAATCCAGATCGTTCATTTATAATTTGAAAATCTGTCCAGAGAGGGATACCAAAACCAACTCTAAATAAATTTATAAACCCTGCACACGACTTAAAATTACTCACTTTAAATCTTCTGTTAGACCCTGGTGAGGGGGGAGCTTTTCTAAAATTTGGCATATCCTTAAACCACTTAGGCTTTAACTTTGTTAGTGGTTGGATAGAAAACATCCCAACAGTTGATTTTCTAAAAGTATAGCAATCTACTATAACTTTACTCTTCCTCCAAAACATTAGTCCCCCTTTAAGTTTTTATGCAATATAATATTGTAGCGTTAAATGGAACGGTTTCCGTAGCTTTTTCTATAACTGGAGCGCCTAATGGTTCAGATGTTGGGTTTCTAGCCCGTTGTGGATCACCAATCCAAAATCTTTGTTCTGTTACACCACCAATTGTCTGTCTTCTTGCTTGACCAGAAAAACATATTCTAGATGAAGGATCAGGGTAGCTAGCATTACTACCCATAAGAGCATAATCATCTGTCCCAATTGGGGTTGAACTACCGAATGTACCTTCCGATCTAAATTCATGTGAGTGTACTATAACTTTATCTCTACTTTTATCTCCAACAGAACCACCATCATAAGCATTGGTATATGTTTGTGTACCTGCGCCTCTTAAAAACGCTCCTTGTAAATTTGGTACATTAAAAGAGTTGGCATCAGCACTTCCCCAAGTAGTACCTATTGCACTAAATAAATCTGCATAAGTAGTTCTATCAATAGATGCTCCATCACAAGCTAAGTAACCAGAAGGAGCAGATGTACCACCAAAAGTAATAATAGTCCCAGCAGGTGTTAGTGAATTTGCAGTTGCAGTGGTAAGGTTAGACGATGTTAGTTGCGCTAGGGAAAAAGCTGAACCGTTGCTTGTTAATACTTGGTTATTAGAACCCGCACCTGTTAGACCTGTACCACCGTTAGCTATAGCTACAGAACCTGATAAGTCAGAAGCTGGTAGATCATTTATAGCTTTAAAAGCATTAGAAGCATCACAATAGATAAGCATTTTAGAACCATTAGCGATAGTTACTCCAGTACCAGAAGATGGCTTAACCAAAATACTCTGGCTACCAGAAGTAGCGTTATGTACTACATATAATTTTTCTTTCGCAGGGATTATGACATTTCTTGTTGCAGTTAACGATACGGTACTTGATACTTTTAAAATCATCTGCCTTGCTTCGTCAGTAGAACCGTTATTTGTTGTCAACGTATAATCAGTATCTGAAGTCATACTAACCTCTGCTAGACCTGCAATAGCTTCTTCAATTAGTGTACCTAAGTTTGTATTTGTTGTATCACCCCAAGTTCCCGATTGGTCACCTGCAGCCATGAGTTCGATTCTTAATCTATCTGAGTATGTACTTGCCATAATATTTTCCTATAATTAATCTGGGTCTATTTCAATCCAATTTGCATCTGGGCTATCTGTTATTTCTGTCCATCCACCACTTGGGCCATCAGATTCAACAACCCAATTACCATCTGGGCCATCTCCTATCACTTGCCATATTAATGGAGTAGTTGTTTCTAATGTTGTTACAGCACCCGTAGGATATACATTTGCTATACCCCTTATTGTAGCAGAACCTGTAGGGAAAGTAATGCTTTGTCCTGTAACGAATATTGTATTAGATGTTTTAGTAGTTACCGTCCCATCAGAGACAGTTATTGCTTGTCCTGTTGGAGATACACCTGCATCCGCTGTTACTGTGACACCGTTTAATGCACTGGTGATTTCCTCACCACTTACGGTCATGTTAGCATCAGCGCTTACTGTTACTGTGCCATCAGATAAAGTTACAGCGCTACCTGTTGGAGATATATTTGCTGTTCCTGTTACTGTTACACTACCTGAAGCTGAAGTTATTGCCTCGCCTGTTAGTGTTATATCTGCATCTGCTGTAACCGTTACGCCATTAACAAGAGCTTGAAATTGTTCTCCTGTTAGTGTGACATTAGCTTTAGCTGTAACTGTTACCGTGCCTAATGCACTAGTAATTGCTTGCCCTGTTACTGCATTTAAACTATCAGTTAGAGCTGAATAACTAGTCTGTGAATAAGTATGAAACCCAAACATTACTCGGCATCGGCAATTGTGAGTGTACCTGCTTCTACTTGTCGTATGATTTCGTCATAGTATCTGTTTCCTGGTTTATTTAAAACTTGTATTACTGTGCTTTCATCACCAACTAAAACTAAATTAATGCCAACATTAACTCCATTATAAGTATAGTATTGTGCGGAGTGAATATTTAAATTATCCATATTTATAACTCCATATCAAAGTAAGAAAAATCTCCATCAAATGTATCACAATGATACATTGCTCTATTTACGCCTGAACTTGTGCTCATAGTAACTCGCATTGATGCTCTATTAGGAGAAAGAGATACTAGTGAAACATTACTTACAGTTCCAGACAATCCTGAAACAGCACCACCAGTCATACCAGAACTTAAAGTCATAGAACCACTACTTGCTCTCATCTCATTAGGAAAATAAGTTTGTAACCATTTTGATGTAGCTGTAGCAGATTCATTATAAATAAATTCTTGCTGATTATATTCGTGTGCATAAAAGTATCTATGACACTTTCTTAATATTGCTTCATATGGCTCAAACTCGAATCCTGAAGCGGTAGAGCCGACCTCTAGTTGACATCCTGTTATATACCATTCGTTACTTGTAGAATCTGCTAAATTTACAACACCTACTGCTCTATCTGCATTTACTCTTGTAGCCCAAGTTGTTTGTAAAGTTCCTGATGTAAAATCAGAACCAGCACCTAACCACCATTGAACTCTTAAACTTGACGCATTGTCATTATCTAATGTTCCTGTAGTATCACCATCAAAAGTTATTGTTTTTTTCTCCCATGTACTAGATGAATCTATAGTATATGATTTACAAATAATTCTAGTATTATCATCATCAAATATATTAATAATATATGTGCCAGTTTTATTTGACTTCACCCAAAAACTCAAAGTAACTTTTTTTGCACTTGATGTTCCTTTAAGTAAATGCTGAAGATTTTGACCTTCAATTTTTTGTGATAAAACAAGATTATCACTCGCTGCTGGACTTGCATCTGCTGTTGTGCAATCCCACTTCAAACTATAGCCAAACCCTTGTTCTGATGGTACATCTGTTGACCTTGATATTGTAAAAACACCTTGATTAGTTACAGCAGTTTGCCATCTATCAACTGTTGAATAAGTATCTGTGCTAACAGATGCCGAGGTACTTCTTTGCCAGACATTCATGCCACCATTGATGAGCAAATTCTTGTTGTTAAAAACAAACGCAGTTCCATCTGGTTGTTCTAGTGCTTCTACTCTAAGTGTACTCATTCTGCATCCTGTATTGTTAATTCACCTGCTTCTACTTGTCGCATGATTTCATCGTAGTGTCTGTTACCCACGCCAACTGGAACAGAATGGAATTGACCATCAATAGTGCAACTTATAGATACATTTTGGTTTTTGTATTGAACATATTGTGCGTTAGTGATCTCCATGTTTTCTCCTATAATTCTGCATCAAAATTAATCCATCCAACTTGATCCAGAGTTAAAATTGAAGCTTCCCCCACCGACATAGTTGAATGATTCCATTGGATTCCTGGAGATAGACCTGTTGCAGCGCCAAATATAGTAATCGCAGTTGGGTTTATATCAGATCGTTCTATATCAAAATGGCTTAAACTACTATAAGATATAGTTGGTTTATCTCTTAATGGGTGAACCATAGTTACTGGCCCAAAAGAAGTTGTTGTGGTATTTACTACTCCAGACGCAATGAAAACAAAAACACTACCAGCAGTATTTTCAAGTCTGTAATTATATCGTAAACACTTTAAATAAGTAGATTCATATGGCTCGAACTGAAAGTCTGTTGCAGTTTCTCCGATCTCCATTTGACACCCTGTAATATAAAGCTCATTTGAGGTGCTATCAGCAAGATTAACTTGACCTACTGCTCTATTAGCAGTAACCTGTGTTCCCCAAGATGTCTGTAATGTTCCTGATGTAAAATCTGAAGCAGCACCTAACCACCATTGACATCTTAAACTCTGTTCATTATCATTATCTAATGTTCCTGTAGTATCACCCTCAAAGGTAATAGTTTTCTTTTCCCATGTTGATGCACTATTAATAGTATAAGACTTTGATATTGTTCTAGTATTATCAGTATCAATAAGTTCTAAAATATATGTGCCTGTCTTATTAGATTTAATCCAAAAAGATACTGTTACAGCTTTAGCACTAGAAGTTCCTTTCAGTAAATGTTGTAAGTTTTGTCCTTCTAATCTTTGAGGAAATACAATATAATCATCAGTCGCAGGGGAAGCATCTGCTGTTGTGCAATCCCACTTCGTGCTATAACCAAACCCTTGTCCTGATGGTACATCAGTAGAACGAGATACTGTAAAAACACCCATACCACCAACACCTGTTGCAAACCTATCAACTGTTGAATAAGTATCTGTGCTAACAGACGCTGAGGTTGATCTTTGCCAAACATTCATACCGCCATTAATGAGTAGATTTTTATCTACCTGTGGTCTACCTGCTGTGTCTGCTAATTCTCTTGCTAATGTCATTTACTCTCCAATCGCATCTAATTGTGCTTGAGTTGGTTTTGTTAATGTTGGGTGTTCCCATCTTTTAATGTAACAACTTCCAACACTTACAGCATCATCTGGTATTGTGTATGGACTGCCTGTAATATCCATTAAATCTATAGTTGTATAAAATAAATCATTGTCAGTTACAGTTGGATATAAAGATAATATTTTTTCTGTTAGTGTCATTATGCACCCCTTAATAAATAACATTGTGCGTAAGTATTAATTACACTTCTGTTTGTGTTATCACATCTTGAATAAAATTCAATATAATCAGATGATGTTCCATTACAATAAAAAATACCAGTAATAGTATCTGCCCTATAATTTGCAACAACACCATCATCCCATTGTTGAGGAACAATAGCAAAATTACTCGTTCCATTACCTGTAATACTTGGTGCAGTTCTATCAGTAGTAGCATGAGATGTCATTAAACTAGCCCAATAGTAACCAGCAATTGTTGGAACAATTCTATTATTTGTAGAATCAAAAATATTATCAGGGTCATAATGTCTTGCATTACTTTCATCCCATGTAATAAGTTTTGATGTAAAAGATGAACTTGATGATTGATAGCCACTATCAATACTTAATTGCACTATTGGAATTTTTGGTGCAGTGTTTGATTCAGTAGTTATTACAGTTCCAGTTTCATCAGGTAAAGTAACAGTTCTATCAGTCGATGTAGAAGGCACAGTTAGGGTTACTGTTCCTGTTCCACTTGCATTTGGTGTTAAACGAATTTTACTCACTTATTCTCCTGGTTTTGGGTATTTAGCTTTTATAGGATCAACCATCTCTGTCTTCCAAGCATCTATACCATCATCGTAAATTTTTTCTAACTGTTTTTGCCAACTTGGATACTCACTTGCTCTTTTTCTTTGGTATTCTTTTGCATCGTATTCTGTTTTTAATCTAGTTATTTCAGTTTCTATCTCTGCATCAGTAGGTTGTGTCTGATTTGTATCATGCCATATTATAGTATTACCTCGCATAGAAAATTCTGCATTAGGTCTTAACGATTGTATAGCTGTTACTTTTATAACATTTTCGTCATTATACTCAATCATACTTGTATCTCCCAAGCTCTTAACATTGGTGGGCCGTTATAATATCCTGTTCCATCAACACCATATAGAATATGAATAGTACCACTACCATTTGTTTCGTTTCTAATTTGTAGTTTATAAGTTATTGCACTTGTAGTGCTTGGTATATCTACAACCTCATATATTCCATTAAAAGCAATAGCACCGCCAGTATTCCAATTACCTCTTGTTTCATGTATCTCTGTAGAATCCCTTAAAAATCTTATTCTATTTTCTCTACTTGCTGTGTTTTGATACATCCTTCCAGTGAATTGTAGCAATATTTTATTAGTCGCTTTTGTTGGTGTAAAAGAAAAAGAATACGCATCTTGATATGTTGATGACGATGTAGAAAATGAACCGTTAAATGCTTCATGTTTAAATTGTACAAGGCTTCCAGCAGGGTAATCTGCTGTACTTCCATTACTCAACACAGTTCCCGTAACATTTGGCAATGCTAGATTGTTCAGACTTCCATTTCCAGTTATTGATAAAGCCATTTAATCTCCTATACTATAGTCCATGTTGAAGAAGCAGGTATGGTAACGGTTATGCCGCTATTGATTGTGACAGGGCCAAATGAACCAGCATTCTTTCCTGCTGTTATTTGATAATCTGCACTAACGACAGAATCATTTTCCCAAAATACAAAATTACCTGTACCGCCTAAAGCTCCATTATCTAATACTAAACCTCTAGGTATGTATGCAATTATACTGACACTATCGCCTGCTGTTGCACCCGTACCTAGAACT